ATCAATACTCAAAAGATATGAGTTAGTATTCATAGCTGGTCAATTGGGATTGGATTTTCTTTCTCAAAGTGATAAAGATATATTATTAGCCACTGGTATTGATTTAGACAAATACAAGAATAAAAAGGGTATTATTGAACATGCTTTTTTATTTGGTATATTAGCAGAAGCTATTGGAGATACAAGAGCTAAGAAAATGACATATGCTCAATTTCAAAGATTTTTATCTTCAGGTAATTTTATACCATTAACTGAAGAAGAAGAATTTGCTTTGCAAACTGTTAAACAAAGAGCATACACTGATATTACCAATTTAGGTAATAGAATGAGAACAGGATTAAGTAATGTTGTTTTAAAGAACAATCAACAATCCCTATTGGTTCAAAAGATGATTAAAGAGAAAACCATAAAATCTGTTGAATTGAGACTTGGAGCGAGAGGACTTGCAGCAGACCTTGCTGAAACTTCTAAAGATTGGGAAGTTGACTGGTTAAGAATAGCTCATTATCTCACTCACGAGGCATATAATTCAGGAAGAGCTCAAAGTATATTAAAACAATATGGTAGCGAAGCTGAAGTTTATTTTGATGTCTATCCTGGCGCATGCCAAAGATGTAAGGAACTTTACTTGACTGACCCAGAAGACCCAGATAGTGAACCTATTGTTTTTAAATTATCTGATATTATAGCAAATGGCAATAATATTGGTAGAAAAGTAGCTGATTGGAAGCCTACTATTTCGCCAACTCATCCATATTGTCGTTGTACTATAAATAATAAAAAACCTGGTTTTGCTTGGGATTCAGAATTACGAGCATTTACAATTCCTATTAAGAAAACAAGCGTTAATCCAAAGTTAAAGAATGTAAAGTTGAATATAAAAGTTAGTAAATAAATCGTAATGAAAAAATTGTTAATCGTGCAGCCTCATAGCGACGATGTATTGTTTAGTTGTTCTCATCTTTTATTTTTGCCGGAATACGAAGTTCAGGTTCTTACTGTAGAGAATGACCCCAAGCGTATATTGGAAGATGAAAAATTATATAATTTTTTGAACATTCCTTTTAATCATTTGAATTTAGATTTTCACGATGAAAGTTACTATGAATTTCATAAGAATTATAAAGAAGTAACATATGAAGCAACATATGAACATCTTAACAAATATTTCGGACAAGAAAAATTAGACGAAATAGAACTTGAAGTTATTAAATGGATTAATAAGTTCTTGAAAAATAATAAAGGATATTCAGTTGTATCTCCTTGGGGTGTTGGACATCCTTTTCATTTTTTTGTAAAAGACATATTAGAAAAACATTATTCTGACCTTCTTTATTATAGAGAATTTCCACACTCTTATAAAAGACGTTCTCAAACTCAAGTAGAACGACAAAAACAAGAATACATTTTAGAACGTTCTGTTCCAGTTCAAGAATTTCATGAAATAAAATGGAAACTTGCTTCTAAATTCTATCGTTCGCAATCAGGTTTGCAGTTTTACGAGCAAGGATATATAAAGAAGGAATTACCAGAAGAAATTTATTCTATTAACGATTTACCGTTTTAATCATGAAAATATTTATAGTAGATTTTTCTATAGCAAAATATGGGGGGATTGTGGAATATGTAGCAAGCATGTTAAAAGCATTCCGAGATTTAGGTCATGAAGTAGATGTCGCTCAAATGACTCCTGCTTCTACTACACAAAATGCTTATAATAAAAAAGTAAAAGAATTTGAAAACGGAGAACATCAAAGAAAAATAAAATTCCAATCTCAAGCAGGAGGATATGAGAAGGATGAAGTAACAAGATATTGGAGAAATAATTATTATGGATATTTTTTACCACCAAGTAATCGTATAGGGGTGTATGAAAAAGATTCTGTTGAAAGATGGAAAAAACTTGTTGAAGACGCTGATATAGTTCTATGGAATTTTATGCCAACGAAAAGTTCTTCTTGGGATAAAAAGGGAGTGAATTTTGATTTTTGGTGGAAGTTTTTTGATTTATCTTCTAATATTAAACAAGTTTTTCTTTGCCACGACGCTTATTTCAATATAAGAGCGAGCAATATTTCAGCTTTAAAAGATAAAATATTGTTTTTAGGTTGCGCTCATTTAGCTGCTTATCAATGTTGTTCTGAAATAGGCATCCCGAGAAGTTTGTTATTGAATCCACGATACATTCCAGATGAATCAAGGATGCCTATTAAAATGATGAATAATAGGAAGGAAGATTTTTTTGCGGCTCATATGTTTAAGAGTATGAAACACATGGAAGAACTCATTGCTTCTGTTCCTTATATTCAAGGCGAAAGAGGTGAACGCTTTTCTATTAAGATTGCTGGTACAGGCATAGAATATAACTATATGACCAGTGAAACGAAAACGAAGAGTAACTATATGTGTACAATAAAGCGTGACCCAGAACTTCCTAAGAAACTTGACGGCAAACTTTCTCTTTGGGATAGAGCTATTGATTTTGGTATGAAATATATGGGTCAAATGTCAGGAAGTGAAGTTATATCAACTTTGAAAAATACTAAATTTGCTATTGACCCATCTTGGTCTGAACATTATGCACGTTATTGTAGAACTCATATAAATGGTTTTATTATTGAAGCTATGTTATGCGGTGCTTATCCAGTGTTGCGTGATTATAGAGGACTTTCTAAATATAGTGATAAGGATTTATATGACCCATTGTTTGAGAATGTTAGAGCAATCATTATCCCATGGAATGCTACTCCTAAAGAATTTGGTGAAGAACTAAGAAAAGCTGATAATATGTCTCCTGCTAAATTCTTAAAAGACACAAAACATAATTTTGAGTTAGTAAACGAATTGTTTAATGCAAAGAAGAATGCTCAAGAAATAATAAGATTGTGTGTTGGAGGAGAAAAACTTATAAAAAAAGAACTTGAAAAAGGCAAAGACTCTGCAAATGTAAAAAAGATAACTCATGAAATAATGGAAGATTTTTATCACATAGAACTTCCTATTGAATGGGAAACAGATTGAAGCAGTTATTATCTTTATCATAAGTAGAATCATGTAACATCATAGATAATAATTATGGCAAAGAAAGAAGATTTAATTGAAAAAGCCGTTCAAAGACAAGTCGGTGATACTCACTCAAACGGTAAATGGGTTTGGACAGAATATAAGCCAGGAAAATTCGATTGGCGTCCGGTCAAACAAAAAACTCAATCAGAAGGTTCTGATGAATCTTCAAAGAAAACTCCTTCAAAACCTACTGCTCAACAGATAGCAAATGCTAAAGCTAAGGGTCAGGGTAAACCCATGAATTCTCAACAATTAGCAATCTGGGCAACCAAAACTTCTGATAATAATCTTTTAAAGGTTGCTAATAGTCAAAATGGTAATGCTCAGATGCGCAAGATAGCGTATGATGAACTTGAAAGAAGAGGTTTTGATATGTCTAAAGTTGACACTTCAGGAACTCTTATTCAGTTGATGAAGATGACTGGTAAAACAGGAGCTAAAACAAATGATACTTCAACTTCAGATGATGAAGACACAGTAGATAATTCAGATATTACTGTTGAAACAGATATTGACGGAGATGTAGTTGAAGGTAATAAAATCACTGAAAAATGGTATCTTGATAAAAGTGATGATAGAGTCAAAAAAATGTTCAATCTTAAAACAAAAGAAGGTCGTATAAAATATGACCAATTTGTTTACAAGATGAAGAAAAAAGAAAAAGACTACATGAATCCAATAGAGGTTGTTCAAGACTTAAATGAACAATATCTTGAATTCTTAGATAACAACGAACAAAGATTTATGATTTCAGCAGGAGGAGCTGGCGTTGGTAAATCTTACGGATTTAATAAAATGGCTGAACTTCTGAATCTTAAACCATTTGGAGAAGGAGACCAACCAGGAGACGGTGATTATGATATATTTGAAGCACCTGATGTTAATAGTGGAAAACAATTATTGAATATTCTTAAAGCTCATAACGGTAAAATTATTGTCTTTGATGATAATGATAAAGTTTTAAGAAGAAGCGATTGTGCGTCTGTTATGAAGAAAGCAACTTCAACTACTGGAACACGTATAGTTGGAGACCCTGACGACATTAAACAAAACTTTGAATTTACTGGTCGTATTATAATAATGACTAATAAAGATTTATCTACTCTTGCTGAAAATGAAGATACGAAAGCAATCATAAGTAGAGCTATGATGGTTTCTGAAATTTATATGACTATCCCAGAAACAATTCAAGTCATAGAAAATCGTTATCAAGATTTTGAATTTAATCAGTCTCCAAGACTTGATGACGAAACTGAAGATAGAAAAGAACGTGATGAAATTTTGGGTATTATAAAGAAAAATGAAAAGAATATTGACCCAGCTCAATTTACGACAAGAACTTTTCAAGAAATTTTGATTAATAAACGTAAAGTTGATAATGCAAATGAAAAGCGTAAAAATCCGGCATTTGCTTCTTTGATCGGTTCAAATGATAAAGATTGGAAAGAAAAAGCATTAGCAACATTAACTAAAGCTGCTGAACTTGATTTTGAAGGTTCTGAAGAATTTTTAGAAGAACTTGTTAAGGCTGAAGATATTTTATTGGATGAAACTCATTCAGGTGAATTAGAAAAAGCTGAAGATTTACTTCTTGAAAAAGGAGGAAATAAACATTTATTTTCAGAGGAAGAAATAGAAACATTGAGTAACAGAAAACAAGCAACGACAGATACTTGTAAGTCTAAAGAAAATGATTTTTTTGAAGAAGATATGACTTTAGAAAAAGCAGAAACATTATTATTAGGAGAAGATTAATATGGAAGATATAAGGAAAGCGTTGGACAAAATTGCTGAGGAAAATTCTCTTGGTAATATTTCTGATGATATTCTTATAAAGGCTTGTGATGCTTACAAAATTAAATCTGATGAGTTTGATGACTCTTATGAATATCATGTATGTGTCTCAAAATCTTTATATGACCATGTTAATGAAATAGAACCTGATACGGAAATTTGTAAAGCTGTTGTTCCTGGTCAAACTAAAGTTGTAGATGGAGTAATGTATATCTATGCGGCTACTCCGAATGCTAAGACTAAATACGATTGGCGTGTTTTCAAGGGTAAAAGTAAAGTTGGTAAACAATTAGTAGACGGTTCTAAAAAATCTATTGATAAACAAAAATACATCAACGAATTATTTCCAAATGATTTAAGC